ACGTTATCAAGCCGCTCTACGACGTAGAGACGTACCTATCCCGCATGCACCATAACGACCTGCCACCGCTGCTGACTAAGGAGTTTTGGAACGGCAAAAAGGCGAGACAGGATTTCGAGCTGCGCGAGGGCAACCTGTGGGAAACCGAGCAGGTGCAGGAGAAGGTGTCGGCCATGCTGAAAGATATACGCATGACGATTCTCCTGTTTCGTGATGGGCTGAACCGAGACACGGTACTGACCGATGAGCAGCACAACAAGCTGCAGTTGATGATCGATGGCCTGCTGAATGACATGGCGGGCAACCTTGTGAAGATGTTCAACGGGAGGCCGGATGAGCAAGAAATCGACGACGACGAGATATAACAGTCTCGACGCTCTCCTCCTGGAGCTGGTCGATTCGATCCGTCCACCGGACCGGATGACCGTGGCCGAGTCCGCCGAACGGTACCGCTACGTCTACCAGCCCGGTAGTTACATCGGTCAGTGGGACAACAGCGTCACGCCGTACATGGTTGAGCCGATGGACACCTTGGCGAGTCGCCACGTCAACCAGATGGCGTTTGTAGGGCCCGCCCAGAGCGGCAAGACCGATGCGCTGATCGTGAACGGCATCGCGTACACGGTCAAAGTGGACCCCATGGACGCTATGCTGTTCTGCCCCACGCAGACGGCCGCGCGCGACTTCTCTATCCGCCGGGTGGATCGTCTGCACCGCTACTCAACCGAAGTAGGGGCAGCCCAGATCGGCCGGGCGGACGCGGATAACATTTTCGACAAGCACTACAAGGCCGGGAACATCCTCACGATGACCTACCCGTCTGTGACCGAATTGGCCGGCCGACCGGTGCCCAGGATTTTGATGACCGATTACGACCGGATGGCTGACGACATCGGCGGCGATGGTGCGGCATTCGACCTTGGCTTTAAGCGGACCACGACTTTCGGCTCATTCGCCATGTGCATGGCCGAGTCCTCGCCGTCTCGCCCGGTGCTGGACCCGAAATGGATAGCCGGGTCCCCGCATGAGGCACCGCCTTGTACCGGGATCCTGGGCCTCTACAACCGCGGGGATAAACGCCGCTGGCAGTGGCCGTGCCCGCACTGCTGGGAATACTTCGAGGGGACGTTTGAGCTGCTGCGCTGGGACACAAAGGAGAGCAACCTGGACAGCGCCCGCACGGTTCGCATGGCCTGCCCGCACTGCGGCAGCGAGATCATGCCGGATGACCGGAAGGACATGCAGCAATGGGGCATATGGGTACCCGACGGGATGCACGTAGACTCACAAGGACGGCTGCAAGGTAGGGCCCCCACCACCAAATTTAGGTCATACTGGTTGCGCGGGACCGCAGCAGCATTCGTGAGCTGGGTGGACCTGGTGAACATCTACCTGGACGCCAGCGACGAGTACGAGCGGACGGGCAGCGAGGAGTCACTGAAAAAGTTTCGCAATAACGATATGGGCGAGCCGTACACGCCGAAGTCGATGGAGTCGATCAGGACGCCGGAAGGGCTGATGGCCCGGACTGTTCACGGCGAGCGCGGCGTGGTGCCGGACGATGTTCGATGCCTACTGGCGACGGTGGACGTGCAGAAGTATCAGTTTGTGGTCCAGGTAACGGGTTTGCGCCCAGGGTATCCGGTAGACCTGGTCCCCATTGATTATTTCACCTTGAAGAAAAGCCGGGCGACCGATATTGACGGCGACCCATTGCCAGTAAGCCCGGCCTCCCGCCAGGAAGACTGGGATCTGCTGGTGGAGAAGGTGATGGATTTACGGTACCCACTAAGTGACGATTCCGGCCGGACGATGGGCATCTTCTGTACCGGTTGCGACTCCGGCGGCCGCGCGGGGGTGACTGACCGAGCCTATCAGTTTTACCGCAAACTTCACCGGGACGGCCGGGCCGCACGTTTCATCCTCATCAAGGGCGGCAGCAACCCGAATGCCGCGCGCACCCGGATCAGCTACCCGGATAACTCCGGTAAGAGCAATGCGAGCGTACACGCGGCCCGCGGTGATATCCCGCTGCTGATGATCAATACAAACGTGCTCAAGGATGGCCTATCAAACCGCCTCGACGCCGTCACCCCCGGCGCGGGCATCATTCACATGTCGAGCTGGCTACCCCGCGCCTGGTTCGCCGAGATGTGCGCAGAGGTGAGGACGGCGAAAGGGTGGGAAAACCCGAAGCAGCTCAGGAACGAGGCATTCGACGTCACCAACTACGTCCAGGCCCTGGCCATAGATCCGGCGATATTGGGTATCGAGGCGGTAAACTGGGACGGAAAACTGCCACCATGGCTGGAGGAGTGGGACAAAAACGTGATGGTCAGTATTCCAATAGAGGCTGATGACGGAGATACTGTCCAACAACAGGCCTTCCCAGAGAAGATCGATTTCAGCAAATACGCGGAGCAGATGGCATGAGTTGTGACATTGAGGCCCTAAAGGGCTATTTGAGGGAGGCCGAGGCCGCCTATAACGACCTGCTAACCGGCAAACTGGTCCGCGAATTCACTGACCAAAACGGTGAGCGCGTGACTTACACCGCAGCTCGTAAAGGGGACCTCCTGAACTACATCGTGGAGCTGCAAGGCAAGATCAACGGGACCATCCCGTGTGGCGCTCGCACCACTGAACCTTTGAGGATTATTTTCTGATGAACCAATTTCAACTTACCCTCACCCCTGGGGGACCACAAGAGCAGGCGATGGGCGGTGGCCTGGAAGGCGCCTCCCGTTTTTCCCGAGAGCTGATGAACTGGCAACCCAGGATCGTCTCGCCGTCCGACGTGATCGCCCAGGACAAGGACCTGGCCGACCTGCGCGCGGGCGATGCGATGCAAAACCAGGGGATGGTCCGTGGCGCCGTAGAGACCCACAAGGACTCCATTGTCGGCAGTCAGTATCGACTCAATGCGCGCCCGAATATGCGCGCCCTGGGGCGCAAGGACGACATCGGCTGGAGCAACGAATTCCAGGAGGCAATCGAAGGCCGGTTCAACATGCTGGGCGCCTCGACGGAGTGCTGGTTTGACGCCGCGCGCATCAACTCTTTCACCGGTCTGATCCGCATGACCATCGCCCAGGCCTTCGGGCATGGTGAGGCTCTGGGGACGGCGGAGTGGATGGAGCCTGCGGGCCGCCCATTCCAGACCGCCATCCAAATGATCCACCCGACGCGGCTGAGCAACCCGGACCACACCGCTGATACGGCCAACTTAAAATCGGGCCAGGTGCTGAATAAATTCGGCGAGACCGAATGGTACTGGATACGCGGTTGCCACCCCGGTGACTCCAGCCAGCTGCTCCAGGATTGGCAGTGGAAGAAGGTCGCCGCCCGGAAACCCTGGGGGCGCCGCCAGGTGCTGCACGTATTCGACCAGGAGACCCCGGGCCAGCCGCGCGGGATCTCGACCATCGTTGCATCCCTGAAAGACATGCACATGTCAAAGCGGTTTCGCGAGGTTACGCTGCAGAATGCGGTCATCAACGCCAGCTATGCCGCAGCTATCGAGAGCGAGCTGCCGAAAGAGATGATTTTCCAGCAGATGGGGGGCATGAACCAGACTCAAGGGTTCACCTCCATGATGGACACCTACATGCAGATGATCTCCTCCTTCATGGGCGGGGCTAAAAACGTCCGTGTAGATGGCTCCACGATCCCGGTCCTGATGCCGGGCACCAAGCTGAACCTCACCCCTATAGGCACCCCTGGCGGCGTGGGTACGGACTTCGAGGTCTCCATGCTGCGCCATATCGCGGCCGCCCTGGGGCTCTCCTACGAGGAGTTTTCTCGCGACTGGACCAAGACCAACTACTCCTCGGCCCGTGCTGGGATGAGCCAGACCGAGAAGCACATGAAGGCGCGGAAGAAGACCTTCGCGGACTGCATGGCCTCCATGATTTACCGACTCTGGCTGGAGGAGGAGGTCGATAAGGGCAACGTGCCGCTGCCGTCCGGCATGAACCGCCGGTCCTGGTACAACGATCCGACCGTGCAAGAGGCGTTGTCCGCGGCCACTTGGATCGGCTCTGGCCGTGGCCAGATTGATGAGCTTAAAGAGACCCAGGCGGCGGCACTCCGGGTAAATAAAAACTTTTCGACCGACGAAGCCGAAGCGGCCAAGCTGGGCGAGGACTGGCGAGAAATCTACACACAACGGGCCCGAGAGGAAGAGGTCAAACGCAGCCTCGGCCTGCCGAACCTGATCGAGCAGCTGATCGCCAA